ATCTTGAATTGATTTTTCTACTTCTTCATTAGACATTTTAAGTTTAGTAATATCCCTTAATGGTTTTTTATTTGAAATATCAGACATTGAAAATCTTATTTTTTCTACACCACCTTGAACACCTATGGATGCTATCATTTTCATTATTGTTTCTGTAATTATAAAAGCAACATCAGGTGAAAATTTACCTTCTGTAAACCCACCAAATAATATTATTCTACCTATTGCTTCTACAGGTATACCTGCATCTAGCATGCCTATAACTTGTTCTGTAAATTCTTTTTGATGTAAAGTTTGCCAAATATACTCTGCCGCTTCTTCTGGATCTGTATATTGTGGCGGATGCTCCCAAGGATTATTACCTGGAGTATCTGTTAGGGATTGCCCTGGAACTGGTGCATCGAATGGATTACCAGCTCCTTCTTTATATTCTTGTTCTTTCATTTTTACCTTTATGTTATATCTTCAAAATATTTTCTTCTCATTAAATATCTGTTTAATCTGTATTCCCATTCCTGGTTTAATTTACTAGCATCAGTAGGAATCCCTGGCATTTCACTACCTCTTGCTTTAGTCATAGCATACGTTGGCATACTGAATTGTTTTAAATTTACACTTCTAGGAACATAGCGACTAGAATCATCTTCAGTTGGACTACTCATTAAACTACTAGCTAAAGTAGATCCTATTTTTTTACCTGTAGGTCCAAAGAATTTTCCACCAAAGAATCCTGCAGCAGCTACTATTGCTGTTTTAAATATATTTTTTATTTTCATTTGTTAACTCCTATCATAAATCATAAAACCAAATCTACCTATTAATTCGTATAAAGAATCTTTTGATGCTTGATCTTGTAAATCTAGTGCTGTTGATCTTTCAAGTGCTGCCATAGCTAAATTATGACTTCTATTTTTGGAATTTTCAGAAGCAGTATTTATCCAAGATGCCTCATCTCTCCATTGTTGCCATGCAGATGATAAAGCCCAATTGGATATATTTAGTAGATTCTGTGCATTAGTTTGATTAGCAGCATTTACTGCAGCTGTATTAGCTGTATTAAGTGCTCTTCTCCACACTACATTTGATTGATCTATTTCTCTTTGATTTTGTACATTAAATTGATCTCTATTATTTTCTAATGTAGCATTGTACTGGTTTATTGTTGATTCTCTTTTTGCATTTGCCTCATTAACTGCAATAGTATTTTGTGCATTTAATGCAGTAACTTTATTTTTTTCTGATTCTGAAAATTTATTCATTGCATCTACTCTAGCAGCATTTTGATCTGAAATCTGTGTTGCTAACTTATCATAGAATTGATTTACTTGATTTTGACTAGTAGCATTAAACTGGTAAGAAGCATTTGCAGCTGCTTGATCAGACAATAAAAATGCTTGTCTGGTATTTATATTTGTTAAATTAGTTTGTTGTCTATTAGACAAATTAGACATATCCATTGTAAGATATGCTTGTGCATTTGTAATAGCTGCCTGTTGATTATTAGACAGATTCTGAAATATCATTTGCTTATATGAATCTGCATCTGCTTTAGCTATAGGTATAGCCGCATTCATAATACCTTCAGCTAATGCTTCAGCAGCCATAGAACTAGCACTCATTCCTCTATTAGCCATTGCAGCTTCAGTAGCTTTAGCAGCACCTCTAGCCCATACTGGCATAGGATTACCAGAAGCTAATGCTGTTGTTACCTCTGTTTGTAAATCTGCTAATTGACCTTTAACTGTAGCATCAGAAGTAATAGCTCCAGTCTGTCCTACTGCTGGAGCTGTTAATCCTGTCATTTGTGCAGCTGTCATTGTAGGAGTTTGACCAGCAACTTGTGCAGCTGTCATTTGTGCTGCAGTTTGTGCAGTAGGTCCTGTTACTTGAGTTCCTGCTACTGCAGTAGGTGCAGCTATAGTCGTTGCTGTAGGTGCAGTAGGTAATCCAGCTTGTAGTGTACCTGTAACACCCGCAGTACCCATCAATTCACCCGTTCCTACATTTTGTAATTGTGGAGATATAGTTGTACCTACAGGTAAACTAGCTTTCCCTAATAAACTGTCAATTAATGATACAGCCTTTGAACTGCCTGTTTGTTCTTTTTGAGCAGGTGTTAGTGTACCTTTCTGTAAAACTGTTTCTACAGGTGTGGCAGGTGTTTTAGGTGCTGGCATTATTTTCCTTGTCCTCTATAATTATGTTTTCCTCTTATTCTTCGTTTATTTTTATTCATTGTACTTGTTATTGGTCTTCTTCCAATGCTTGTCCCTTTTAAAGTTTTAGTATATTGTACTACTGTCCCATATTTGGGTGGTTTAGCCATACTAGTGATATTTAATAATTTAGCTAGTGTATGTATTACCCGCTGATATAGCGGCATCAATTGCTGTAAAGCTTTCATCAGTCCAGATAGAAGCTGTATTATCGCTTTCTTTTTTCATGGCCTTCATAAGTTCTAAATGCTCTACGTTTCTAGCAACACACGCTATTTTTTCTGCGTTTGTATCATCTGCCATTTGATCTCCAGCTATTACATCTGTGATTAAAGCCACACTATGCCCCATTGCTGTAAAATCTTTGGCTATTTCGTCTGCGGTTTTGTCTGCCATATTTTCTCCTTATTCTGTTGCACACGCAACTTGTCTATTTTTATCTATTTTTTTATATTTATCAATAACTAATTTAGGATCTATCATGCTATTCCTAGGATCACTATCAATAAATTTTGTTTCATCCCACTTATTTCCCATGTGAAAATGTAAATTTGTATTATGAGAGTATCCAAATTGTGTCCATCTGGTGCTACCCCATATTACAACACCATGCTTTTCTGCTGATGCTGAAAAATGCTGTAGGCAACTATCTATGCTTATAAAACCTTCTGCACCTTTTAATAATTCATGTATTTCTGCCCAATGTAAGTCACACTTAATAGTATCCTCATAACTAGGTTCATTTGGTAAACTACAATCAATAATAGTTGTATCTTTATATTCTTCTCTTAAATAATTAATTACCTGTTGAGCAAGAAAATGTGGATAGTTTCTATTTGGATTATTGTTTTTATACTGAACAGTATCTCCATAATTCCATTTAGGTTGACCACCAGAAAACTGGACTAAAATATATTTTTCTACACTTTGTTTAGCATAATCAAACTTTGTTAACCATTTCTTTACAGCTTCCTCATGATGACCTGTATAAAGTTTAGGTTTTAAATTTTTATCAAATTTAACACCATGATGCTCACAATAGCTTTCAATTAAATGTTGCTTACCAAATTGAAAATTAGATTTATAAGGTTCACAATAAAATATATTATCTGATGCCATTATTCTTGGATCTTGCAAAGGTAAAGTTTGCTCTAAAGCTAATTTAATATCTGGATTATTTGCAAAACAACCCACGTAAGGTGTATAGATTTGTATTTTAGATTTTTTTCTTAACTCTGGTATTAATGCTGAAAAGGCAACACATTTTCCTATACCCCCCTCAACAACGTATGTATTTAACATTTAGTTTTTCCTTATATATTGTTATATTTAAAGGAGGGGTACTCTTTAAATTTTATTTTTTCTTTAGTTCTTCTATTTCTTTTTTTAATTCTTTAATTGCGTTCACAAGATACCAAGTTATGTTATCTGGATTCACTGCTTTAACTCCTGTTGATTGTACCTTAACAACCTCTGGTAAAATTTCTTCTATTTCTTGTGCAATTACACCTAACTGAATACCTTTTTTATTTATTACTGAATCAGCGGATAGTTCTGTAATTTCATCTTTAGTTTTATATTCAAAGTTTCTAACTTTTATCTTATTAATTTTTTCTAAGCCTATATTATTATCAACAATATTTTTCTTAATTCTTCTATCAGATGTTGTAGTCCAAGCAGCATTATTTTCAGCATTATAAGCACCTGATGAACCACCAATAAAAGCTGTTTGGTCTCCTTTACCTGTAAGTCCAGCACCAACAACAACTTCGTCATTATTATCAGCAGCGCTTCCTATTGCTGTTCTACCAATATAGGTATTAGCATATCCAGATGTTGTAGTACAACCTGCTCTCTGACCAACTGCAGTATTTGTATAACCACTATTACTTGCAACTAAAGCATTCACACCTACAGCAGTATTGTCTCCATTTACAGCAACTAGCATAGCACCTTTACCAATAGCGGTATTACAAGATGTTGTTATGTTTGCACTAAGCGCATTCATACCTAATGCTGTATTTTCTGCACCTGTTGTGTTTGCATCTAGTGCACCTCTACCAACTGCTAGGTTATTGCTTCCTGTAGTACTATCGTTCATAGAAAAAGCACCTATAGAAGTATTACTAGATCCTGTTGTATTAGAGCTTAATGCTGAGCTACCTACCGCAGTATTACTGTCTGCTGTTTGGTTTGCATCTAAAGCACAAGAACCAACTGCTGTATTGGTAGTACCTGTTGTGTTTGTTTTTAACGCTTGAACACCAAATGCTGAATTATTACTAGCTGTTGTGTTAGAACATAAAGCAACGCAACCTATTGCTGTATTTTTGCCTCCTGTAGTATTAGTATACAAAGCAGCATAACCCATAGAAACATTGTCTCCACCTTCTGTATTGCAACGACTAGCATAAGCACCAACCGCAACATTTGCACCCGCAGTTGTATTTGCTTCCATAGCTGCATACCCTAGACCAACATTTAAGTCTCCTGTAGAATTAAGTTTCAAACTACAAGAACCTACAGCTGTATTATTTACACCACCATCAACTTGAGTTGTTAATGCACAAAAACCTATACCTACATTATATCCACAAGTAGTATTAGCACTCATAGCAGAGCAACCGATTGCAACATTAGCTGCACCAGTTGTATTAGCATCTAAAGCATTACCACCTATTGCAACATTACCTTGTCCAGTAGTATTTGCAGCCATAGCACTTTTACCGATTGCTACATTTATGTAACCTGTTGTGTTTGCACTTAAAGAAGCATCACCTACCGCTGTATTATTGTGTGCTGTTGTATTAGCGTCTAAAGCAAGATATCCAACAGCTACGTTGTAACAACCTGTTGTATTTGCTTCCATAGTATCTTTACCTATTGCAATATTATAACAACCTGTTTCATTAAGTTTTAAAGCATTACCTCCAACAGCAACATTAGCTATACCTGTTGTAGTAGTTTTAGCAGCACCAAATCCAATACCAATATTATTTGCACCTGATGTGTTAGCACTTAAAGCACACCTACCTACCGCAGTATTACTATCGCCTGTTGTATTTGCGTCTAAAGCAGCCGAACCAACTGCTGTATTACTAGATCCTGTAGTAAGAACTGTTAAAGCCTGATAACCTAAACCAGTATTATCATCACCTGTTGTTAAATCATCAAATACTTCATGACCTATACCTGTATTAGCTGAAGCTGCATCTAAAGTTCCAGTACCAGCATCATTGCTAATAAGTAAACTACCAACAAAGTCAGTAATATTATATTTAATACCTACACCATTAATTGTACCTGTAGTAGTTTGAGATCCTGTTAAAGCTAAAGTTGATCCATCAAAAGTTAAGTTTGCCTCTGCATCCAATTCTGTTGTTGTAGAACCAATTGTAACAAGTTCATTAGCTGTTGCATTATTTATAGCAGAAACAGCCCCTGAAGAAGCATCTTCCCATGCAGGAGCTGTTCCTGCGCCAGTAGATGTTAGGACTTGGCCATCGGTACCATAATTAGTACCTCCGACACCCAACTCTCCTTGAGAAGTAAATCTAAATTTTTCTGTAGCGGTTTCTGAATGTCCTGTATAAAATATTAAATCTGTCGCATTGACAGAAGAACTAAATGTAGCTTGGGCAAGAGCTTGAATGGAAGCAGCAACCGTAATAGCGTCTGTTCCTCCAGCTTCATGTGGAGCTTGAAATTCTATTTTTCCTATTACGTCATTTGCATTAATATCTGTTAGAGATGTAGCTAAAAGCAATTTACCTGTACTAGTAGTCGCATCCGCAGATGCTCCCATAATTCTAAGTTGGTCTGCACTTTCATCCCATTCCATGTATGCACCAGCAGAAGCACCGAAGAATTTTACATCTAATCCTGTGTCATCAACACCAACAGTTACTGTACCATCTATTTGAACTGCACCATCAATATCGACAGCATCTAAATTTGTTGTTCCGTCTATATCCGCATTGCCTGATATATCTAAAGTTGCAGCATCTAATTCTCCTGCAACTGTTAACACTCCATCAGCCACTGTCATTAAATCAGTGTCATTAGTATGTCCTATTGTTGTTCCATTAATTAAAACATCATCAATGTCTAATGAACCACCACTAATTAATCCTGTAGTTGTAATTGTAGATGATCCTGTGTCAATAGTACCAAATCCTGAAGTAATTGATCCTGAGTCTAAAGCGCCTGTTGTAACAATACTAGAACTTCCTGCAACCACACCATAAATAGAACCAATAGCTGTACTATTAATTGTAATAGCATCAGCCTCTAAAGTACCATCTACATCAACATCACCAGAAAAATCTCCTGTTGCAGCGTCTAGTTCGCCAGAGATTGTTAAATTTCTTTGTCCTGTTGTATCTATACTTGAATCTGTTGTAACCACTTTAGAAGCAATAGCTGTACCAGCAGTTAAACCATCTAATAATTCTAATTCTGCTTCGGTTAATTCTGCGTTAGATCCAAGAGTTAAAGTTCCTGTTACTGTAAGATTATCTGCAATTGTAACTTCTGAAGTTGAATGTCCAATAGTAACTGCAATTCCTGATGACTCAGTAGCAATTTTTAAAGCACCTTGTGAATTTGTAATATAAGAATTTGTTCCATCGTGATATACTTGCATATCACCACCATCACCAATTTTAATTGGAGAGGAATCTGTTAATTCTAATGCATCATCTGATTGATCCCATAATAAAAAACTTCCAGCAGTATCACCAAAGAATTTTACGTCTAACCCTGTACCATCAACTCCAATAGTAGTTGCACCATCTATTTGTACAGCACCATCAATATCAACAGCATCTAAATTAGCTGTACCATCTACATCAATATCACCAGCAAGATCTATTCCTGCTGCACCAGCAAGAACTAAATCATCTGTAGATGTATCCCACAGCATATAAGCACTAGCTGTATCTCCAAAAAATTTTACATCATATCCTTGATCATCTGCACCAACTGTAAGTGTTGCATCTAATTGTACAGCTCCGTCAATATCAACAACATCTAAATTTGCAGTTCCGTCTACATCTATATCACCAGCAAGATCAATTCCAGCAGCTCCTGCTAAAACCAAATCATCTGTTGATGTATCCCATAACATGTAAGCACTTGCTGTATCTCCAAAAAACTTTACATCATGTCCTGCATCATCAACACCGACTGTTAATGTTCCTCTTTGAACAACACCATCTGCTGAAGTATCCCATAACCAATATCTACTAGCTGTATCTCCAAAAAACTTAACGTCATATCCTGTATCATCTACACCAACATTAATAGCATCTGAAAATTTAAATAAATCTTCATCTTCCATCCATGTTAATACACCATCATTTGTTTCACCATCAAAGGTTACGGCAATATCTGTACCTGCCGTAGCATCACCAATAGTGATTGCTGTGCCTAATAATTTTGTTATTGGTCCACCTTCTGCAGCTGTACCATCATGGGTATGCCCAGATGAGACTGCAAAGGCAGCTAAAAGTTGATCAAATTCGCCATTAAGATCTGTTGCCTCAATAACTCCACCATCAACTATACCTGCTGAACTTTGTCTTGTATATGTTGCTCCCATTTTATCGTCTTCCTCCTGCTACGAATTCTAATTGAAATCCTCGGATTGCCCAAGGTATCTTATTACTTGTATCTGTTATTTTTAATGCTATAGCAAAGCCTGATCCCTCTACTGATTTTCTTGTAATAGGTAAATCACCTTGACCATAAGCCGAGGTCCCATATGTACCTATTCCAAAATAAGCCCCACTACCTGATGATTCTAAAGTTATAACACTAGGTTGGGGAGTATTTATATCATTATAATTAAACTGAAGATACATACTAGCTGTAACTTCCCCTTCGGGTTTCCAGTTTAAATTAATTCTTTCCATTGACTTTCTTATTCCAGGATCACCCATAGTCATATCTGGGGATCTGTATGTTGAATCTAAATTATAAGTAGTACTAGCTCTTGTCCAAACATTTCCTGATTCTTGTTTATAAATATATCCATCATAACCACCAGAAACTATTGTTTCAGTATTACTTATATAATCTGAATCACAACAAGAAACTTTTAATCCTTTTATATCTGCATATTCATATCCTAATTGATTTGTATTAGGATTAACTTTAATAACTGCTATAATACCTCTAGAACTAGATTCAACCCCTGTTGTTGTAGGATAAAATAAACGATATTGAGATTTATCTCTAACAACTAATGATGTAACATTATCATAAGTAATATCATTAATTCTATCTTGTATTTGTTTTGATACAGTACCAAGTTCAATATCACCAATTCTTTCTGTACCCGCAATTGTTCTGATTCCATCTGCAGATAAAAATAATAAATCTCCACTTATCTCTTGAATAGAATGATGTGCTATTGTACCAACATTCTTTGCAATTTCTGCTAATGCAAAATTACTAGAACTTGTACCTGTTATTTTATAAATACTTCTCTGACAGAATATAAATAATTCATCTCTAAATACTTTTAATCCTGTAACAACATCACCAACTTTAATTGATCCTGCACTTGTATCAAAGTCATCTTCAGTAAAAGGTCCTGAAAATATAATATTATGTGTTGCATTAGACATACCTGCATAAAACATATGATTAGCAAATGATTTTACAAATTTAGGATTAGTAGGTGCAGTCCCACCACCTGTTGCATTTATAATATCTTCAGTATAACTTGTGTCTAATGTAAATGCTGCTGCTTCTCCAGTTGCAATTATAATTTTATTTGTGCCATTATAATTATATTTATCAAAATCATAAGTATAGGTTGTGCCTTTACTTGTTGCCCTTGATGTCCAAGATCCAGATGTAGTTCCAGTAGAAACTGTACCACCTCTAGCTGCAACTATAATACCATTAAAGATTGCAGACAGTTGAACTCTTTCTGTACTAGCAGATACTTGGGGTACTATTGTAGAATTATACTTTGTAGTTCCGTTTAATCTTCTATACCCACCTTCTGTTGATGGTTCAAAATTAGTTAGTTGTAAAGCTTCACCAGGTTGCATATTATACACATCCTTATTTAATATAAGTCCACCTCCACAACTAGCTGTATATGGAGTTATTTGTGAAGTATCTGTACTTGGCATTTATTTTTCTATACTATATTTACTCTTGAATGTCCTTCTATAATTCTAGAATCTCTCATATAATCATATCTAGCAGTATAATCATTCTTAATTAATTTTAATTTTCTTTGGTAATCTCTATCTGCTAATTGGGCATGTTGAGGATCTGATCTTAACATGTATACATAATATTTTGCTCGATCAACAATTAATGGGGAAAATCTATCTGGTAATCCCATAGTATCACCGTGTGCAGATAAATCTGTATGAGTTGCATAATATTCATAACTAATTGTATATTCACCTTCATTAGGTCTTGGGCTTACTCCAAAGGAACTATAATCAGGTTTTCTCCATATATATTGTGGAACTCCATATTGACTACTACTATTTGTATCATCTTGTTCCCTAAATCTTTGTAGATAATCATCATAAGAAATATACTTTAATTTACGTGTATTAATATCACTTCTAGATACTCTTACATAGTCAACATCCATATTGGTTGCTGTACTGGTATTATTTATTGTTACATAAGTTGTTGTTGCTGTAGCTGTAAATGTAGTATCTAATACGTTACCTTCACCAAAATTAGTTACAGTTAATGTTGTACCTAAATTTTGTGTACCTTCTGCAGCTGTACCTACTTGAACTTTAAAAGCCTGCCCTGTACTAGCAGTATCATAAGCTCTAACTTGAAGTCTATAAGTTTTATTTTTTACAGTTGAAATAGATTGATATATAGCATAATCATTTAATCTTGCTCTACCATTTCCACCACTATTATATGCAGCACTACCAGCTCCTGCAATAGTTGTCCAACTATTTATATTTGAAGTGAATTCTCCATTAGTAATTAATTCTGTTGGCTTTAAAAAAAAAGACTCAAAGTCCACTCTACGCATATCAGATGGAAATGCGTATTCGTTGTCTCCAACTTGAGTAACTTGAGTCGTTGATGTATGCAATAAAGGAATTTCAGCACCTTCATTATAAATATCGTGTACTGCTTTATTAATAAAATCTTTAGTAGCCGTTTGAATTCCACGACTACTAGAAAAATTAGATGAAGTTAATTCAACTTCATTTAATTCTCTTAGGATTCTATTGGATAAAACTAAATATGTTGTTGCCACTATTCTTCCTGGTTAATATTATCTTTTACAGAATGTTCATATTTAATTAGTAATTGTTTAATACGAGATTCTGCATCTATTAATTGTTTTTGTAAGTCTCCGATCTGCTTTTTTAAAGCAGCGTTATCAGATTTATATTCTTGAATTACTTCAAGAAGTTGATTTCTTTTCTGATAACTCATTTAGTAACTTTACAATGTGATCTAATTTATCACCTTGAGAAGTAACTTTGTTTTCTAAATTTTGTAACCTTATTTCTTCTTTAGCAGGTATAACTTGTGTTCCTGTACTAGCATTAGTTTTTTTAGTTAAATCATAAGTAGCCATTTTTATTCTCCTAATTAATAAGGGGTATTAATTAAGGGGGATATAAATACCCCCCTTAAGTTATAT